CTTGTAGTTCAGGTTCTCCTGCAAGACCCGGAAGTCCATGCTCTCATGGGCGCACTGGGCGATGAAGCCCGCGATCCGCTTGTCGGTGGTGATGCCATACTTGGGCAGCATCTCATTTAGGGCCGCGCACCATTCGCCGACTTCTTTATTGGTCGGGATCATCACGGCCAGTTGGGCTTCGGTTAGCAGGCTCATTTTCTATCTCCTATTCGCACCAAGAGGTCTTAGCCTCGCCTTTGTAAGGCCGGGCGAGGCCCGCGCCGATCAGCATCTCGGACAGGCTGTGCCCGTCGAGGAGGACGTGCCCGAGGACGCGCCCGCCGTATTTGTCCCACTTCTCGATCTGGATCTCGACGCTCTGCGCCATCGCGACCGCGCTCTTGGTGAACGCGCTCGCCTCCGCCGCCTTCTTGGCCTCCGCCTCGCACTGGGCGCGCGGTGCCTTCTCCGGCGTGTCGATCCCGAGGACGCGGATCGAGAGCTTCGGAGGGAGCGGATCCGGCAAGAAGCCGACCGCGATCTCGACGGTGTCGCCATCGATCACGCGGTTGATCTTGTATTGCTCCGCGAGCGCGGGAGCCGCGAGGACGACGAGCGCGGCTGCGACCCGGAGCATCATTTCTTTAAGACCTTCCCGAGCTTGCCCAGCATCCCCAAAGGGGAGCCGGTGACGGACGCCTCGATCGTCTTCTCGATCGGAGCTGGCAGATCCACCTTATCGAGGACGGCCTCGACCGCCTTCTCTTTCACCTTGCGCCCGACGAGCGCGCCGACCAGCTTCATCCCGATCATTCTTGGATCTCCTGTCTCGGCGGCTCGTCATCGCCGTCGTTTCTCTTGCTGCTATTGCCTGCCGCGAGGACGCCCCCTAGCGCCCCCACGATAAACGAGGCCAGTGGGGTGAGGAGCTCAAAGAATTTCTGGTCGTTCGGCGAGACCTCGAGCGGCTGCGTGATGAAGACCAGCGAGTAGAGCACCGCGAAGATCGTGCCCCCGAGGATCACGACCAGCGAGCAGCCGATGAAATAGCGCAAGCGCGCCTCGAGCATTTCTGGATCGTTCTTATTGCGTGACATAGCTTGAGCCTCCTGTGAGATCGGACGGGCACGTCCGGGTTGCCGAGCAGATCGGCGGTTTGCATGGGGGTGTTTCTATATTAGCCGGGTCCATGCAGGGGTAGCGGTAGAAGCCGTCACCACTAACCCAGAAGATCGCGGCAAGCGCGGCGATGAAAGCCACCCAGACTAGTTTTTCGATCATCTCATGGGGTTCCTTACCAGATCGTCCATTGCCTTCCAGAGATCCTCGATCTCCGCGTCGTATTTCTCGAGCTTGCCCGCGAGCCCGCTCGTGACCGCGTCCGACTTCTCGACCATCGAGCGGAGCTCGATGAGCTCCTTTTGCTGCTCGAGGATCGTCGACATCTGCGTGCTGATCGCGGAGAGCTTCGGCGCGAGCCCGCGCACGTCGTTATCCTGTATCGCCTGCTCGAGGGTCTGGACCCGGCTCTCGACGCCCAGCACGCCCTCCACGCTCTCCTCGACGCTCCAGAACCGGTTGACCGTGTCATAACCGACATACACCGCGCCGCTGATCCCCGAGAGCGCAGGAAGGGCGGCGGCGAGCCACCAGCCCTTGACGTCGATCCCTGCTATCCGCAGGCCGTTGGCTTCGGGCTCCTCGCTCAAGAGCCATACTCTGCCGCATAGACATCCTCGAGCGTCACGAGGTTCGCGCCGAGGAGCCCGGTAAGCCCGATCCCGAAGGCGTCCGCTCCCGTGATGTTCATGATGTCGGCCGTTGCGCTGTAAACCGCTGTCGCGCCGTAGAGGCTCGCGCCGCTGGTCGAGGCGTAGGCGTCGAGCGTCCCGGTCATCGTGGTGTTCCGCGACGCAGCGAGGAACGCGCCCGCATCCCGGGCATAGGTCTGCACCGCGCCGAGCGCGCTGTTATAGCTCGAGACGTCGGCCGAGCTGATCGTCATGTCGGTGTTCTCGAGCGCGACCTGCACGACGAGCTGCTCCTGCACGGTGTCGGCGTTCGCGGCCATATTGGCGATCGCCTGCACCGTCATCAGGACGGCCGTCGCTGCCACGAGATCGTCGACGGCGAGATCGAGGTTCGCCATCGCGGCCGTGTGCTGATCTTCGAAGAGCATGGCGGCGTTGTAATAGGTCGCGTCGATCACGTCGTCGATCGCGCTGTTATAGGCCGTGACCATCTGCGCGGAGATTGCGGCGTCCTGCATCACGCCTGCCGCGATGATGTCGCCCTGCCCGGCGCTGTAGACCGCGCCGACCGTGAGATCCTGCGCGGCGGAGAGCTGGTCAAGGATTGCCTGCGCCGAGCCCTGTAGGTTCTGCATTGTCTCCTCGGCGTGAACGGCGGAAGCGTTCAGAAAGAAGAGGACCGCTGCTTTCTTGAGGTAAGACATCCGGGAGCTCCTCGCCCATCATCAGAAAAGCGTCCCAGAAGCCCGGGTCGCCCGCGTATCCTACCACATAAATCGCGGGCTGGGAACGCATCGCCATGTAGGCGTCGCGCCCGGTGAGGAGCTTGCCGGTCTCGATCGAGTAGATCGGGCAAGGCGTGCTCGCGAGCGCCATCGCTCGAAAGACCTCCGCGCTGCTGCACATGACCGAGATCCCCGAGACCTGTAGACCGAGCCCGCCGGTCTCCTGCGGCGTGCCGAGGAGCCTCGCGTCTTTCCTGCGGTTGCACGCCACATCTTGCTCCATGCGCCCCTCGGCGCGCCCGAAGATCGAGATCTGGAAAGCGTTCTGCACCGGGATCAAACAGCTATCGTTCCCGCCGCCACCCATGACCGTCGGAGCTGCGGCCGTCGGGACCGGCGTCGAGAAGGGCGCGCTCCCGGATCCGTTATAGTTCGTCGTGCTCTCCGCGGTGTTATTGTTCGACCCGATCGTCGAGTTCGTGTTGCCGCTGTTGGTGTTAAGGTCGCCGGTGACCTGCGCCCCGGCGCTCGTCGCCATCAGTAGACCGAGCAGAGCGCCCCCATGACGTCGCGCGTATCGCCGGAGCAGAGGAGCTCGTTCGCCGCGTCCTCGTGCGCCATATAGTAGAGCGTCTCCGCGTTCTGCCGGATCTCGCATTGCGCGTCCCCCTTTGGGCAAGCGGTGGTATAGGCCACCGAGGAGACGGTAACAGGCCCGCAGCCCGCGACCAATAGAACCAGTGCCAGCCTCATTTTACCATCTCCCAAGATAGCGCCCCCAGAAATATAGACCAATGCCAGAGACGACGATCGCCACCGCGATGATGCCGGTCCAGAGCGCGAACTCGACCAGCCCCTCGATGATCTCGCGGCGGCGGTAAACCTGTTCGCGCTGTTGCTCCCTCACGCGGCGCTCAATGGCCTGAAACTCTAGCCATGCGTCGTTCCCATATGAAAAGCTAATGAGCTGGCGGAGCTCCCGCCTTTGCTGCTCGCATTGCTTCTGGGCGGCGAAGATGTCGATCGCGCTTTGCTGGGAGGTGCTCCCGAACAGGGTCTTGAAGACCCCCGGCGGCTCGTTGGCGCGCTCCGCAGCATAGGCAATATCCGAGACCGCCTTGCCCCATTCGGAGAGCTGCGAAGCCATGTCTTGGATCTCGCGCCCGGCCGCGATGCCCTGCTTGAGCATCGAGAAGGCTTTGCTCCCGATACTGAGGGCGATCCCTATGCTGGCCGGGTCGAACATCGCGGTCTCATTTTGCCAAGCTCCGCATCAGCTCGTCGATCTTCTTGTCGAGGTTGTCGAGCCGCACGAGAACGCGGTTGATGTCCGCGTGCATGTCGGCGCGCGTAACGTAGTCACGGGCTACTTCCTCGCGCGTCCGATTGAGGAGGATCTGCAAGCGTTTCAGCTCGTCGACGTGCGACTTGAGGATCCAGCCGACGAGGCCGAGCGCGCCGCTAAGAACGAGGCTCCAAAGCGTTTCCGGGGTCATCACATTGCCGCGATGATGAAGGCGAGAAGTTCAGAGTAACGAACACCCATCAGGCTTTTCTCCTCACCAGTTTCTTCGTCGGTCCAAGTGCTGTTGATGAACATGCCATAGCGGCCAGCGTCCAAACTTTCAGCCTCAAACGCAGCCTGCAAGTCCTGCGCGATGATACCGAAGTGGATGCGGGCGTCTTCGCCTTTTTTGGCTATAGCCGACTTCAAGCGATACTTCCGCAGAAGGCCTTTGCAAGCCACAGCCACGCGCCGTTCAGCATCGTTAAGTTCTTCGATGTCCTGCTTTTCGGTGCGGTCGGAGGTGTTGATGGTGCCAACAGTAGCGAAGACGGTATCCCATCTGTTTCCGCTGTTCCCGAGATCAATAGCACCTGAGCGTGTCGCACCATCCGTTCCTGTCGGGACTATCGCATCTCCAGACGGAGCAAAGGTAATGGTGGTATCACCGCTGCCAATGTAGATGCTAGAGCCTACACCAATGTAACCAACCGTAGTGCCGTCTTTTCTGAGGCGGATAATGTCGCCAGTAGAAGTTTCACGGTTGAAAAACACAACTGAGTCAGAAGCTGCTGTCGGGAGATCACGAGTTGCAAACAAAGAGCCGTTCGCAGAGGCCTCAACCCCAGCGCCGACCGAGGTTCCAGCAGTGGTTTTGCCCACAAGCAGGTTACCGCTGCTGTCGATGCGGGCGCGTTCGGTGGCGGCGGCGTTGTAGATACCAGTAGAAAATACCAACTGCCCATCTGGAGATGCGGTATTTGAGCCTCCAGCAACAACTTCAATACTGGCAACCGAATGCGCTCCAATACCCGTAACATCCGAAGTGTAGAAATCAATCTTGCCGAGTTGAACGCCAGCGGACCACGTTTCCGACGTTCTTGAGTCTTTAAGCGTTAGTGTAGGAGAAACACCACTAACATCCAAGATGGTTGCGGGAGAACTCGTCCCGATCCCCACGCCGGTCGAATTTACCGTCACCATAGCCGAACCCGAGATTATATGCTGGATCTGCCCTGCGGTGGTTGAGGTGATGTAGCTCGTCTCCGCGCTGTCGACCGCGACGCGCGCGACGTTGTTCGTCGCGTCGATCACCGCGACGGTGATCGATTGCGCGCCGTCATACATCTTGAGCTCATAGTTCGCCGACGTGGTGTCGGCCCAAAGCATCCCGGCCGTGATGTAGCTGGGCGCGCTCGAGCCGCCGTGGGTCGAGTGCAGCGCGTTCCGCCATGAGTTCAGATCGGTCGCGAGCGCGGTCCCGCTCTTGGTGTTCGGATCAATCGTCCCGAAATCATATTGCGACATTTAAGTGCTCCTCTCTCTGCCGAACCCGATCGCTTGATAGTCGAAGGACCGATTTACCGCGGTTCCGGCGCTGTTGCGGAAGATAACATCGAAACCCGAGCGCGTCTTGCCCGAAATCTCGTAATAATCGCCGGTCTGCATGTTCTGAGCGGCGATTGTCACCGAGCGCACCTCCTTGAACTTAGGCGAGAAGACGACCGAGTAGGTGCCCGCGCCGGAGGTGATGTCGTTCCCCTTGGCGACGCGATCCGGCATATCGATCGTCGCGCTCAACGCGGTCACGGTCGGGCTTAGGGTCAACGAGAGCGAGCTCATATAAACGCGGAACTTGATATGGCGCGCGGTGTAGTCCCCGACGACGAACCTCCGGTATCCTTGGTAGACCGGCGTCGCGCTGTCGACGATCGAATAGTTGACTTGCAGCTCGACGAAGACGTCGTCGCCATTGTCTGCTCCAGCGATAGTTGCGATCTCGGACAGGGTCGTCCACGTCGACATCGTAAACAAGCCGCCCGCTGTCGCGGTGACGGCGTCGAACGTCACCCGCGAACTATAGACTTCGGTGAGATCCGTCTCTCCGAACTCATAATACCCCTCGTCGGCATATCCCGTATCGCCCGTGAAGCCGATATACTGGACGGCGGCGAGCGTCGTCCATCCTGCCATAAAGTTTTGGCTCGCGAGCTGTAGGTTCCCGTCATAGACTTCGACCGAGGTCATAGTCCCAGACCATGCCGGGTTCTCTGTGATCGTCTCGATCACGTTTTGCGCGGCCGGATCTTCGAGAGAAGCGTTGATATACTTTGCGGCGATCGATCTATTTTGCAGCACGTCGATCGCCTTGATCGCGTAGGATCCCGAGCGGCTCGGGACCGTGAACGAGCGCGCCTCTCTCGGGATACTGTTCGAGATCGTGGTCATCGTCGCCCAGTTTGTATTGCCTTGATCCGCAGAGTAGCGGACCTCGTAGCCGATCACGTCGACCGGGATCGAGGGATAGGTCCATTCGACGTAGGTATGCTCCCCGATCGTGTTGATCGTGAACGTATCGACGGCCGGAGGTTTTGCCGATGCCCCGATGACTTGGTGGTTCGCGACGTTTACGAAGGCGCTCGTCGACGACTGATCTGGGCCGATAGCGCGCACGCCGAGGTCATAGTCGATATTGCTCTCGACGGGAAAGAGCGGAACGTAGGGGCTATCGATCGGGCTATATGGCATATAGGTGAACGGGTCATCCGAGCCCGATCTGCGAAAGCGCGCTTGGAAAAACTCGGTGCGCGTGACCGTGCCGTCGTTGCTCTTTGCCGTCTTTCCTGCCTGCACATAAAGATAGATCGACGGGACGACCGCGCCGCTCGAGGTGACCTGCAAGGCGCGCGCGTCCGATACGATACTCTTGATAGACGGCCGGGGTGGTCCGACGAACGACGTCGAGATCGGCTCCGAAAGCACGGTCGTATAGCCGGGGATCAAAGTGGCCGAGTTGTAGATCGCGGGAGAGTAGGGCACGCAGGTGACTTGCGCGCCGAGATCATCGATATATTCGATCGCCGAGATGATGACCTCGAGGCTCTCGATGTTCTGCTCGCCGAACTGGTAGAGATCCCCGGGGTTGACCGACGTCCCCCCGCTCGTCACGACGACGGTCGAGCTCGTGTCGGTGGTCGAGGATGCGGCGACCGTGAGCGCGAGCGTGTCTCCGGTGGTCGTCTCCCGGACGCGCAGCGTGTAGGTCTTCCCCGCCTCCCGCGTCACCGGCTCGTCGAGGACGATCGTGTTCGTCGAACGAGATACGACGCGCCCGGACATCTGCCCGATCCCCGGCACGTCGTGCGTGAGCCTGCACAAGTCGCCGCGCAGCGCGACGAGATGCTCGATGTCCACCTCGAACGTGAAGATCTCCGGCCGGAGGCGCGCCGAGGCGATGTAATGCCGCCCGAGCTTGTAGACGTTGTCCGGGTTCGTCT